GAACTTCTCCAGCATTTTGCGCAGCTTTACCGCCCGCCCTACCCAACAAAGGACGCATAAACGGAAAGGCTTTGGCAACGCCAGAGAAGATTTTACCACCAGCTAGATCAAGTGCGGTCTGTCCGGTAGCTGCCAAGATCGCTTTACCGACCGAAGTATCCTCTGGTTTCGCACCTGCCGCTATGGCCGCTTCCTGCTCCTGCGCCTGACGCAAGAGGTTCTGGGATGTGTATTGAGTACCTGAAACTGCGCCCGCCGCAACGAGACCACCGATAGGAGAAGTAAACGGCGTAGCCGCTAGACCCGCAGCAATAGGAGCAGCCATCTGACCAAGCGACCCACCTACCAACTCCTTAAAGGCTTCCCAGTTATCGCCCTCACCAAAACCCACCTGCCGGTACTTAGACTCACCAGCCTTGATTAGCGCGCGACGGTTCTTCTTACTGGGATCCGCAGCAAACACAGCCGCTTCGTCAGCAAGGCCAGAAGTCTGGGCACCCTCCATCAAGGACCCAAAAAAGCCAGCAGCTTCCTTCTGAGGCCGAAGCCTTTCCGGAAGCTTGTCTAGCGGGACAGCTTTACCCCCTAAGGATCGTAGACCCTCCGGAAGTTTGTTCAGGGGGACAGGAGTAGGCATGGGTTATGGATACATCCATTGTCCGTTGGAGAACACTATTGTTTTACCGTCGCTATCTTTAGCTCTAGCCCCCTCGGCTGTGCCACCACTACCACCGCCATGACGGCCTGTTTTTATGTCTTCAAGGCGCTGCGCTGCATCCTCCCCCGACCCGCTTGGTGGGTGGTGTAGCGCGATCCATTCTTTCGCCGCAGCCTGCATCGCAGGGTCTCCGCTCCTGAACATGGCGAAGACCGCCGTATCTACGTCTATACCCTTGCTCTTAGCTGCTGCGATAGTTGCGTTAAGTTCATCACGCCTAAGTTTGAGGGTAGCATTAGCCTGACGTACGTCTTCGTTAAATTTACGATCTTCATTAGCAAGATTCGCTGCATTAGTAGCTTGGGTTAGCGTAGCACTAGCGAGCTCATTCCGTTCCTTGTTGTTGAGCCCTTCCAACTGGGCAGCATCCATGATTGATGCGCGGGCTTCCTTCTTCAGGTCTCTCAGGTCAGCCTTCATACCAGCAACTGCGGGCGCACCAGCTTCACCGATTGCCCCGAGGAAGTTCGGGTTCTTCGAAGCCATAAGCGCAAGGCCAAAGTTCATCAGCGCCATGTTAGCAGCCTGCTTGCGTTCGGTCCTGTTATTCGCAAGGTCTTCACGGGTATTCGCCATTAGCATGTCGCTAAACTCACGGGATTGAGGCCCACGAAGTTCTTCAAGGGTAGCCTTCGACTTAGCTAAGCTCTCTCGGCTAAACGGGTTATTAACTGGCCCAGCAACAGCATAACCCGGCACGGTACCGCCATCAGCAAAGAGGCTAGGCATACCCGCACCCTGTGGCGACATCATAGCGAGACCCTGCTGTGCAAGGGCCGCCCAGCCAGCTTGTTTACGATCCCGCTTATCCGCTGCACGGTCTTTCATCAGCTCCGCAATATCCGCTGCGCGGTCTTCGTTACGTTGCGCGGTCTCCGCTCGCATCATGTCATACACAGCCCGCGTTTCTTCGCTCGTCCCCGTTTTCACGGCAGAAGCAAGCCCTGCGGAAGCATCGGGAGCGGCGCGGGAAGTACCCCGGCGAGCAATCTTGCTAGGTTCAAGGTGCACATGGTCGTAGTGCCCTTTAGTGTTGAATATGGTATCAACCTGCGGGCCAAAGTGTTTCCTGAGACTGCTCCCAAACTCTGTGAGCGACATACCCTTGGGGGGTTTCAGGTCTAGTGCGTTGTTAGTTAGATGGTAGCTATTAGGTACACCACCTACTTCTCTGTTTCTAGCAGCGGTCCGTCCACGCCCAGCGATAATAGCATCTGGATATAGAGCCCTAACCTGCTCTTCGAAATAAGGTCCAAGCGGGCCTTCAGGAAGAACTTCATCCCCAGCAGCAAACGCAACCATACCGCCATCAGCATACTGCTGCATATCGCTGTCACCTACGGACGAATTAAACATATCGTCGGGCACGGGGAGTGAGGCTACGCCGCCATCGGCAAACCCAGCTTCTTCAGGAAGACCAGCCTCGGGGAACGGCAGGAGCGACTGCAGGTCTAGCGGGCGAGACTCGCCGCCCTGAGCAAAAGCCACCATACCGCCGTCAGCTAATTTGCGGGTGTACTCAATTTTAACAGAGCGGCCGTTCCGGTCGTACCGCCCGCCGATTTTTGCGTCACCGCCAAGCAAACGGTGGGAGTAGCCAGCATTATAAGAATCAGGTCGCACTCCACGCGAAGCATGGGCACCAGCACTAAAGTTACCCCCAGCTACCGGGACATCTACTCCATAGTTCGAAGTGTTCCTTATTGGGTCATATTGCCCACGAATGTTAGCGTCACCCACTCGCCGATCAACATTCATAAATTGATGGACGAGATCAAGTAGATTGTTATGACGTTCTTCGCGCATCGGTGGAAGACGATACTTATTAACTACGTCTGAGCGTTCCGGTATGCTTTCTGTAGGCCCGTAGCTCGATGGACCGCCGCTACGAAACGCAACCATACCACCATCAGCCATACCCGGACCCATAGGCTGCATAGCTTCCGGTGACGGGGGAGGCATCGGCATATCAGGCGGAGGAGCACCCATACCCATATCAGGCGGAGGTGCGCCCATACCCATACCCATATCAGGCGGAGGTGCGCCCATACCCATACCCATATCAGGCGGAGGTGGACCCATACCCATAGGAGGAGCGCCGGGGCCTACGCCACCAGGAGCTTGGGCTGGAGGCGTCTGCGGGTTAAAGACTTGCGCAGCTACGGTACTCTGTGGAGCCTGACCCTGAGCAGCACCCGCCGCCATGCGGTCGATAAACATACCAGCAAGCGTACCGATAGTAGGGTCCACGATGCCAAGCTGCATAGCCTCAGCAATCTTCTGCTTGTTACCGCCGTAGTCTTTGGCAATCTGTTCGGGAGACTGAATACCAAAGGGCTTGCTGGAGGGTGTTGATGCCATAATATCTTACCCTTACGGTTTAGCCATGTTGTAAGCGCTAAGCGCTGTGAGGCCAGTACCCATAAGCTGCGCACCAAGCGACGGCCCCGGAGCAGATATTGTCTGGGTCTGGTTAGGTCCCATAGGAACACCCTGAAGCAAGCTACTATACAGCTTCATCTGTTCCGCCGGGTAGTTCAGCTCTCGTAGGTAGTCTTGGTACGACGTATCCAAATACTGCTGTTTAAGGGCCTGTTCCTGTGCTGCTACACTTTGCTGCTGTTGATTTAGTGCCTGTTGAGCCTGCTGCTGGGCACTACCAAGATTACCAAGTGTCTGAGCCGACTGGTTAGCCTGAGCCAAGCCTGCCAGCCCCTGCTGCGAACCAAACTGGCGGGACTGCTCCGCCAACCGCTGGGCTTCGAGGTTTGTCTGCTGGTTAGCAAGGAGCGCCTGCATACCTGTTTGGGTACCAAGCTGCTGGGTACTGAGCGCAGCGTTGAGGTTCTGCTGGCCGACATTGAAGCTCATCTGCTGGTTAGCTAGTGCAGCACGAAGTGCGTTCTCGGCATTCATTCCCTGAGATTGAAAATCTAGGGCTTGGTTATTAACCCGCGCCTGCTGCTCGTTAGTAAGATTGGCAAGTGCAGTCTGAAGACCGGTCTGTGTACCTAGATTTTGGACACCAAGATTAGCCTGTAGGTTCTGCTGTCCTGCCTGCTGCTGAAGCCCTTGCTCCGCGTTGAACTGCTGCTGGGCATTCTGAAACGCCTGCTGCTGCCCCTGCGCTTGGATACTACCAAGTTGCGTGCCGAGGTTACGCTCACGCTCAGTGCCTGCAAGAAGCTGACGAGCCCCGCCGTAAGTGCCTTGCCTAACAGCCCCAAGGTTTGCTGATAGTTGTCCTTGCTGCGCGTCCCGGATAGCCTGCTGCTTTTGAACATCAACGACATTCTGCATGTAAGGCGACATGAACTGTTGAGCTTGCGTAGAGCCAAAGCTCCCCGGACCTTGCATCTGGTAGTAATTAAGGTTTGGGTTGTAGTCCGTCTGGGCCGCTTGCATATTTTGTGCTTGGACCCGCTGAGCCTGCACATCACGCGGCTGCTGCATAGAGTATTGCTGCAGGTTTGGTTGGCCAATCTGCTGCGAAGAAAACTGGTTAGGGTTATACTGACCAGCACTAAGTGCGCCAAGTCCTGCCTTCGAAGCTAGACTAGCACCCTCTTGAAACTGACCCGGCATCTGCTGGCCAAGGATATTTTTCTGTAGCGTCACCTGCTCAGGTGTGAAGCCTTGAATGCGCTGGCCAGAGGTAGCCCAGTCGTACGGGGCTGGTGCGGCGGCATAAGTGTACTTACCATCGGCACCTAAAGTTGCAGTTTGGCCGTATACTGGAGGCGGCTTTGTTATATCAGTAACGGCCTGAGCCGAGTTCATAAGGCCCATATAATACGGCTGTGCATACGCCGGGATGTTTGACGTAGTTTGATTTACCGTTGAGGTTGTATTTTTAGCTCCGCCGCCGCCCATGTTAAGCCCCTAATCCTGAACTAGCTACCGGCAACTCGTACGTCTGCCACAGCGCTTTATAGCCATCGCTCTTGAAAATCTTAGCCCAACCAACTCTACCGGAAGACTCAATACGATCACATTCGTTGTCGTAAGCCCAGTGCTGAAGCATCTCTAACATAGGAGCTTTCCATTCCATACCTTCATCGCCAGCACAGAATACCATGTCGAGGCATTTAATACGAGGATACTGTTTGAAACTAGTTATTGTAATGCCTTTGATATCTTCGCCCTCAAAAGCGAGCCATAGGTTGTGGTCGTACTGAGTAATAGCCTCAAGAACATCTTCAGGGTCGTATCGGCCATAAGTATATTCAGCAACTCTATCTACATACGATGCAAGTCTCGGCCATACTTCTACAACATGTTCAGTGGGAATGAGTGACACTTGCATCACGCAACACCCCGGCGAAGCCCTGTATCTTGCCCGCGCTTAGCATTCTTACGTGCCGTTTGAGCTTTGTTCATTAGTGCGTAGAGCTTCTGGGTACCACGCGAGTGGCTGCCCTTGCCGAGCCGCTGCACGGCTCCGGGGCTGAACTGTACCTCATCACGAGCCACACGAGCCTGCTGCGTACCACCGATATTAGCCCTAACAGAGTCGCTAACGCCATCACCCGGACCACGAATAGCCATACCACCCAGACGCGCAAGGAGGTCCTGTCCAGCACCGCTGCTACCGTTACCAAGCTCTGAGACTGTGCGAGCATCAACTACGAATGAGCCATGCTTAAGGGGCACTTCGCCGCCCCGTGCCAGACCCGGAAGGTTACTGATTTGCCCAAGCCCGTTGGGATTATTACCCTGCTGCGGCTGACCGTAAGAAGACTGCTGCATATAAGGAGAGGGCTGCTGGTCCTGCTGTGTAAACTGCGGCGAAGGTTGGGGCATCATCTGCGACTGCTGTTCAGACATCTGCGACGGGAAAGTAAATGTCGAGTCACCGACCTGACCGCCATCAGCGTAGCCCGGCGGAGCTCCGTACTGCTGCAGCATAGCAAGCTGCTCGGGCGTGAGGTTAAGGAGGTTAGGGTTGTTAGTACCGGACTGCGGGAGACCAAAGGGGTTAACAGGGTTTGCCGAGAACGAGCTAGCATTAGCTGCTGTAGGCGTCGTCTTCTGCCCTGGAGTATATATATTACCAGCAGCATTGCGGAGCGTTGCCCCACCAAAGAAGCGCTGCGTACCATAAGCCTTAGTCGGGTCAAACTCTGCAGGCCGAGCACCGGGCGCTAAAGGCGTAGCTGCTAACTCTTCGCGTTGCATAGTATAAGGCCCAGTGTAGCCGTACTCGTCCACAGGCTCTTTGGGCTTTTTGGGTGTGGGAGTGAACGCATTGAGAGCTTGAGTAGAACCCGTAATGGCAAGCGGGACAGCGGCTTTAGCCGCAAGACCAGTCAATTCCCCCCTAGCGGCATTACCAAACCCCTGCATGAAACCGGAGAGTCCAGTCTTAAGTACAGGAGCGGCAGCCGCAGAGGTCCCCTGGGCCGCCAGAGGAGCAAAAGCTTCTGTAAACGTGGCCCCCGAAGCTACGGGGGGGAGAGCGGCAGGAACCGCAGCTTTTGCTGCACCACTAATAGCACCATGAACACCACCAGCCAGCGAAGCGCCGCCATAAGCACCGAGACCTGCCATGAGACCTTTTTTGAGGCTACCCGTAACAGCAGTCGCGCCAACGCCAGTCATAAGGCCAGCCTGCACCGCAGTGCTGATTCCTTTAATAGCCAAGCCAAGACCGGGGATGGCAAAGCTAAGCCCAACACCGATAAGTGTAGGCAGAAGCTTACCAAGCCAGCCAGCTTCAGGCAGACCTGTGTCCGGGTTGATCGTAAGTGAGCCGCCGTGCGCCATAGCAAGAGCCTGCAGACCACCGACCTCGTGAGGGGTCATGTGGACCAGCATCGTATCGTCACCGCGTCCCTTGGACCGAACGTGCTCTGCCATGTGCGAATAGGGCATATTTAGCTCTCTCTTACTTAGCGGGCGCTTGTAGTACTAACTTAGACAGAAGTCACGGTCTGCCACGCAGAACCGCTATACACACAGAGCTTGCTTAGCGTAGTATCAAAAACAACCCAGCCTGCAGCGGGGGTAAGGGCGTTCTTCTCGGTGGTAGTTACGTTCTTGGTAGCTAGGATACCGTTAAACGTGTCCGCAGTATACTTCTGCGCATGGTTGGGTGTGTTAGAATCCAACTGCGAAAAATAAATTTCAATTACCCGCAGCACCTGCCGCATATACTGCGCATCCCACAGACTTGGTGGGTTAGGGAACGGAGGTGCGTTGAACTTATCGAGGGCCATCAGCGTGTACCGTCAACCCTAGCGTCAAGCCTTGGGTTTCCTAGCTGCCATTGAGCACCTAGCGTATCTGAGGTAATCTTAAAAGCCATCTGGCGCGCACGAGTACGAAGGAAGACTTGCCCGGTATATACGTCAACCGAAGTCTGTATCACTTTTGCTGTGTCATCCGTATTAGTGTTGAATGCGCTGCCTGGAAAGTTGCGGCTCCTAATTTCAAGCGTAACTTCGGGCGATACGGCAGTGGACCCCGAGAAGTCGATATCAGGGATAATGCGCCGGGTCAGCATGAAGCGCTCACCGTCATCGAGATCAAAGTCGCTCGACTGGATGTAGGCTTCTAAGATTGCCCCGTCGGCGTCAATGCCGTCCTCGTGGTTATAAAGGTAACCAGCTGTGTAACCTTCTGCGGTATCGGCGGCCTGCGGGAATTGGCGTAGGGGGCTATCAAGCCACGCAGTGCGTTCTATTGAGCCGTAGTACCAGACCTTATCGACGTGGTTGTATACGACGTAGGCGTTGTTCCAGCTAGAGTCCGCAGTAGGGTAAAACCACCACACTTCATTCCACTGCTCGTTGGTCCCACAGACTATCTGATCGGACTGGCTATAGTTAATATTGTTGAACACATGGAGAGTTAAGGTAGAATCCAGCGTCTCGACGCGACCAGTATATGCGTAGAACTTATCCTGCCCCATCCAGTAAGTGACGTTGCCAGCGCTAGCTATAGCCCGTGACGAAGCAATCGAGATATTGTCCGCATACTCCTGAAGCCCAAACACATCGGTCGTGCCAAGGAACTGTAGCGCATAAAGGTTGCTATCACTCCAAACCAAGATTTCCTGCCGGGTGGGGAGCGCCCGGATAATACGTGAGCCACGAGAAACGCGCAGGAAACCAGCACTATTAGTAACAGTTGGCCCCCACTCACCGGGGCTATCCTGTGATGCCCAACGGATAAGCAGAGGGTCAAAATCAGCCGTGCTTGTACTACCATAAGGCACAGCTCCAAAAGCCAATAGGTGCTTATCCTGCTGTGACACCAGAAGCTGCATGACTTTAGAAGGTACATCGTTGGCGCTGAAGCTTTGGCTTGTAGCATATGCCTGTAGCGTAATAGCCCGAGTACCCAGTGCAGTAACTGGGCTAGTGGTAGTCCCACGTTCCCAATAGTAAGGCGCACCGTTGCGGATGTTAGCTACAAGGTCATTATCGAAGTTATCAACCCACCAGTCTTGCTGCGGAAAGACGATTGGGGAAGTAGAGTTAGACCCCCACGTACCGCGACCCCATGCGCCTGTACCCCAACCGTAACCCAAGGTTGCGCTGGCGTAGCCAGTATTTATTTCAAAACTTACTGTAATCCCCGTACCGCCGCCACCAGACACAGTGGATGTAGCGTTAGTAGAGGTTTGGAATGTGAATGAGTTAGCCGGTGTACCTGCAGTAGCAATGAGCTGCGAGGCGTTAAGTTCAGCGGCGGGGATACCACCCACTGCTGCAGCACCAGATATGTCGGCGTAGTTACCCGCAACGGCTGAGGGATCAACGGCAAGCGTCATCCTTACGATGCTTGATCCATTGGTGGTATAGATTGAGTTATTGGTATTGGCACCAGTGTAAGTAGGCGTAGTGGCTCGCAACGGGGTAATGTCAGCATAGTCGCCAGCAGCACCGTTCTGGATATAGAGTTTAAGGTTCGTACCTAAAGCTAGGAAGTCATCGCTAAACGTGGTGATCCACCCCCACATCTGACGACAAGTGCCAAGGAACGTAGCGCCGCCAGCAGGACCTGCCTTAGTCCAACCGCCAATCTTTGCTGGGTATCCGGAGTTAAACCTGATCTTGTCGCACGCATACCAACCACCCTCGCCCGAGTAGTCTGTCTGGTCACGGTTAACGCCCGGTCGGAACTGAAGCTTGATAAATGGCATGGCGCTTCCCTAGGCGGTATACTGGATGGTTACGGAGCCGCCAGAAGCGACACTGATTGCGTAGCCGGTTCCGGGTGACACAGCGACACTGGTATATGTAGCCGGAGTAGCCGCCTGCCCTGTTGCGTTGGGGTAGGAACCTGCTTGCGAAGCACCGGAAAATGTGTAGCCAAAGGCAGTTGTAGATTCGCCAGCGCTACCGTCAAAGTAAGCACTACCTACAGCATACCAAAAAGCAGGAGAGTTATAAGTATAGTTGTCAGCTAACGGGTAGATGTCAGTATTTGCTATCGACCATGTCTCCGGCACTAATATATAGGGAAAATTACCGCTACCGTAGGGTAGTGAGTCTGAAAAAGAAAAAGAGCCACTCGTACCACTGGGATAAAACGTAAAGGTACGGTCGCTAGCGAATATTGCCCCAGTAGGGCTATTATAAAGATAGGTTCCATTAGAAGCGGTGCTAAGAAGAACAAAGGTATTTGCTGTATTAGTAAGTGCAGTACCAGTTAATGGTAGCGGGTTAGTACCTGCACCTGAAGGATTGTTAGTTATACTACACTCACATACAGCTAATTCGTCAACATAATCACTAGTGCTAGACCCCCCCTGCCCAATAACAGCGTTGAGGCTAGTCACACCGCTGGGCGCAGTCCATGTCGTGCTTGATGTAAAAATAACCGTCGTCGGCGTGGGCGACACGCCTGGGTTTATGCCAGCAAAGCCATACCCTCTAGCACTCGCAACCCCTCGTGTGACGACTGTTGGCATCAATCGCTCCTTAGGCAAACTTGGTTTGCGACGCGAGAACGGTGAATGTAGCGCTGCCTGTTTTGATGACAGTATATGTGTAGGAGTCAACGCTGCTAGCATTACCGCTAGTAGGCGCAGCATTCTGCCACTTAGTCGTAACACCTACGGTAGTGCCATCAACCTGAACTACGTTGTTGTAGTAAGCCGTAGTGCCATTCGTAGCAAGGAATGCCAAAGTGATAGCCTGCCCAGTGCTGAGCAAAGTGTTAAGCGACGTGCTGCCACTACCCCGAATATTAATAGTCCAGTTAGCGGAAGAGTTGGTCGTGTAGTAGACCACAGACTGTGTGATAACATTGTAGTTAATCGTGCCTGTCGCCGCAGTTGCACTGACCGTTGCGCCTTCAATGATGTAGGCTACTGGCTGCAGCGATGTGATATCTACATTAGTACCCGACTGGGCTGCGCTTAGCGATGTGCGTGCCGTAGCCGCTGTGCTAGCTGCAGTGCCACCAGAGGCAATAGGTAGCGCGGCTGTAAGCGATACCGCACCTGTAACGGATAGCGTGCCTGCAATGGAGAGTGAGGTGAGGTGCGTGATAACGTCTTTGACGTCCGTGCCGTCGTTGAATACCCACGTAGTTTTACCAGTAGGGACAGCGATGTTAGTACCCGTAGCATTCTTAATAGTGATCGTGCCATCAGTACCGTTATTGACAATATAGGCTTTTTCAATGGCCGGTACGACCAGGTTATAGCCACTAGTAGCATTACCCGTAAGGTTAAGGCGTAGGTTACGCGCAGTCTGCGTAGCGTTGGTATCCGTCAGCGTTAGGGTGGTGTTAGCGTTTGAGAAAGCAACATTAGCAGAGCCAGTTATGGCTTCCTCTATAGCGGTGCCCAAATTAGTATTAGTGACATCACCCCACGTCGCTGAGTTCTCACCCGTCGCCATAAGCTGGAATTTAAGACTACTATATGTGCTAACCATCTTCGTTCCTTACGTCGGTATCTGCACCCAGTTAGGGGTCTGACTATCGTCAATTATCCCCCATACAAGTACGTTCTGCATGGTACCCGCCGCGTTTATACCTGTGGGATATACTTGTACTGCATATTGTACCAGCACGCTAGCATCACCCATAGACGCTAAAGCTACGATACTAGTGGCGTTTACGGTTCTAGGGAATGATAATGTAACTGTACCCATAGACCCAGTGGCTGATATGCCAGTAAGGGTTATCGGACCCGGGCCAAGGTCTGCAAAGGGCGCGCCTGCAAAGGGGGTAATACCAAACATATAGTCTTCCCTCCTTAGCCTGGGTTATTTACCCTCGCACACGGCTACCCACTGCGAGTTATGTACTTCTACCTGCTCTACCGTATCTTGAGTGTCTTTGATAGCATCGTACGTAATCGGCTTAGCTATACGGCAGTAATCACTTATTGTTTGTGGCTTGCCTGCTACGGTCAAACCTGTTGCGCAGCCGTTCGTCACGAGCAGGATCGGGAGTAGCCACAGCTTCTTCGGCTTTAGCCACGTTCTCATCTAGCTTCTCCTTGACTTGCTGTCGTCCCCGCTCTTCCAACTTGCTATCGTGATAGGCCGAGAAAAGCTTATCAATCAAAGCAAACAGGGACGACAGCAGCTTTAGCATAGATTACCCTATAGCCTTACGGACAGCGCCCAAACCAGCGGCAGCCAACAGTGGCCAGACGTACTCTGGAATAGGATATCCAAGGGCCGTAGCTGCTGCGCCAATAGCGGCAAGCGCCGCAACGATGTAGGTCTTCTTACCTTCAAGCTTAGCTAACATATTCATTCTCCTTCAACCACGCCGCCACATCAAAAGACGGGCAGGCTTTGTTAACACCCGGCCAGTCGCGATGACCACGAACGGTGATGCCGGGGTATCGTGCTTTATACGTTCGGATTAACGTTAAAAGCGACTTCTTTTGCTCAGTAGTGCGCGTATCTTTTGGCGCGTGCATCCTAGCATCCATACCACCGATATAGCATATACCAATATTCCCAGTGTTACGCCGCCCTACATGAGCACCTTTCTGGTCGTCCTTCAGTGTTTGGTGATGGCTGCCGTCAAGCTCGATAACCCAGTGATAGCTGGTCTGGCCAAATTTAGCCTTATCCCACTCTGTGATCTGCTCAGTGGTGACGTGGCGTCCTTCTGGCGTTGCCGCGCAGTGAACGGTAAGAAACTTTACTGGGCCAAGCCGTGCCATTATATCGCGTCCTTATACGTTTACGCTGGTTCCTTGCAGGCCGATAATAGCAGTAGATGTGTCGCGGTCCAAGCGCAGTGTGCCCTCGCAGACCATGCTGTAGTCTGAGCCAGTTTGTGCGCCTTGGCACGGCACGTTGATCTGCACGTGCTTGACAAGATATTCCTTGCCGTCCTCGAACACGCGCCAGACGTGGTCCATAGTGCCGCGCCCTGGCTGCCCGCGCGTTTGATTGTAGCGCACCTGAAAGGAAGCCACTAGATCACCTCCGCCGCTGCGACGGGGCTATACTCGACGTTGATGTTGAAGTGGACGAACTTGATCGGCTTGTCAGAGCCGTGCCGCGTGAAGCCGTGCGGCAGCCACGCATTGGCAAAAATCATCGTGCCGGGTTTAGCCTCAAAGCCAATAGTGTTGCTGGCTGGCGTTATCTCGCCCATGTTGGCCTCTGGCAGGTTGATCTGCACCTTACCCGGACGCGGGTCGTAGAACAGAGCTTTAGAGCAGTTTTCCGGCGTCTCAAGGAAGTAGAAGCCAGTGAGCTGCGCCCCGTTGCCGTGGACGTGCTGCTCCATAGCCGAGTGCTTGTAGTGCTCCTGCGTCCACATCTCCGTAAAGAAGGTTTCGGCGTTCTCGACATCGCTGCCCTGATTACGCAGTATCTCCCACGCGGTTCTGCCGACAAACGTGCAGAAGTCCATCAAGCGCGGGTCTTGTGAGAAGTCGCCCGACATCTTTGCTGGGTAAAGCTCGTGCAGGTCATCTGGCTGCTGCGCTAAATGCTCCTCTGATACCGCATTGACGACATCGAGAAACTCTGGCTTGAACAGGGTGACGACCGTACTAAGAAAACAATATACTGGCTGTAAAGCGTCCGTATCCATGATTTGCTCCTGCGAGAGCTTGCGCAGTACCAAGTTACATTTGCTCCCGCATGGCCTGATCGGCAGCGATCTGCTCTTCGGTCAAATCGGTAACGATCCACGAGAAGACCCACTGGCCGTCGCGAACAAACGGCTCCTCTGAGCGGTGAACAGTCTGCACCGAGGTGTACTCAGGCACTTCATCGATTGTCACATAGTGAAGCTCAAAGCCGTCTTCGGTAGCCGCAGGCGTCGAGGGGAAGATGCTGGCGAAGTCGCAGAAGTAGTCGTAGTTTGCCTCTGGGTTATCGCGCTGAAGTTCAGCCGAGCCGTAAGGGTATTCTACGAATGCGCCGTCCTTGGTCTTAACGTACCCGGTCATGACTTGTCTTCCAGAAAGAGAGGCTTCATGTTGGTTAGCACCTTAGAGCGGTCACCTTTGCTGTTGGCAATACTCATGGTAATGGCCGCCAAGTGCGGCACGATCTCAGCTTCGAAGTCTGGGTGGCAGCGCATGGTGTTGAGGTGATCGTGCGGGATAGTGCCAGCCGTCAGCAAGAAGTTCTCCGCCCGCGTCTTCAGCTCACCCAGCCACTCTTCACGCTGCATGGCCTCGTTGGCCTCCAGTAGCGGCAAGTCCTTAAACTTACGCATCGGCTCAAGTTCGTCCATCAGGCTACAAATGTAGGCATACTCATTCTCGGCGGCCTTGTGGTTAAGGCTCCAGCCCTCGATTACCGAGTTGCACTCAAGCAGGTCAGCTTCGGCGTTGAGGCGCTGCATGGGCGTTGACGCCTCGTCAGCTAGTACGGCTTCGGCAGTCATCATCTTAGCCTGACGCCGCAGACCTTGTGCCTTGGAGTGTTGGACCTTCACGGCAATGTCGATCTTCTGATCGTAGAGCAGCGCCCACGCGCCATCTGGTGTGTGGCATGATCCGGCCATGAAGTGTTTTAGCTGAAAGTTGCAGTTGTTCCTGTGCGGCTTGCTGTTCACCGTTATGCTCCTACGATGAGATAAAATAAGGTTACATGTTTACGCCGGTTGTGCCGTTAGATGCGGCAGAGCCCCTAGCAGATACTACTGTAGCCGCTCCGCCAGCGGCGTTTGTATTCCCGGAATATGTGTATTTGTTGCGTGTGGTGGATATACCACCAGATATGGACCCAAGCGCAAAAATACCTACGGCGCAATTACCTGCGGCTGACTGCAAATATCCCGCAACAGTAGAGGCAGTTGCTGATGTAACTACGTTGCTCGAGTATGTAAATTTGTCCCTATTAGATACTATTCCAGTAGTACATACAAAGCCCAACGCAAATACACCAAAAGTGCTATCACCTACTGCGGCTCCCCCATATGAAGGTTGAGAAGCAGCCGTGGTACTTGCATTAGTATCGCCAGAATAAGTATATTTATTACGAGTAGTTGTTCCGCAAACACCACCAGTGCAACCTATTGAAAATATACCAAAAGTGCCGCTGCTCGCGGCTGAACCCCAAGTCGATGCCGCAGTAGATGCAGTACCCGCTGCCACCACACAACCTGAGTATGTGTACTTGTTGCGGGTTGTAGAACCGCACCCCAATGCAAATATACCTACAGTACTATTGCCAGTGGCTGAAGCAGAAACATCTGCCGCTGTAGCCGCGCCGCCCGCACTTACTACGCAACCTGAGTAAGTGTACTTGTTACGCGCTCTACAACCACCTGAACCCAACGCAAATATACCCACCGCGCAGGTGCCTGCGGCTGATCCTGCGTATGACGCAGTAGTAGCTGCTGTAGCTGAACCAACTACGCAACCTGAGTAAGTGTATTTGTTACGAGTGGTAGTGCCTACGCCCCCGGTTATAAACCCAAGAGCAAATATCCCAAACGTGCCCGGTTGCGGCGCGCCGCTCACACCCAACAATCCAGCAAAGATACCGGACATTAAGTTACACCCGCGCCGGAGATGACCCAAGTAGTAGACGCCACCTTAACTACTGTAGCCAGACCGCGCTGCGCCAGCGTGCGCGATCCTGTGGTAGCCGTACCGCCAAGATACATGGTGTCAGTCGTAATGCTGATCGTCTGATTGCTGGCGCTGTTGTTGTAAATGATAACCGTCGAGCCGACCGGAAATGCCACAGTACCGTTAGCGGGGATTACGACACCGCCGGTAGTGGTGTTAACCATCTTGCCCATGTCGGTCAGCGCCAACGTGTAGGATGCTGTTTGGCTGTTTTGGGGTAAACCCTTGTAACCAACGGCGTCTACTAAAGCTACTGAGGTGATACCGCCGCCCGTCAATATGCGTAGCTGCTCAACCTGCGAGCCGGTCTTGAATATGATGGCGTCAGACGTGCCCGCGCCCGAAGTACTTTGCACCGTCAACGTGGACGAAACTGCTGTGCCGCCGATTACCAAGGGTACTGTTTCGGATGTTGTACCTGTAGCAGTGGTGTAGCTTACCGTATTGGCTGTAGTAGCGCCCACCGTGCCGTTAATGTTGATCGACGCAGTGCCGGTCAGGTTAGTGACGGTGCCGCTAGACGGGGTTCCCAGAGCACCGTTAAAGGTTACAAACGCGCCTGCGCTGCCCACGTTAACGCCGAGAGCCGTGACTACCCCGGTGCCGGTTGTTGTGGTCGCAGGGGCCGCACCCGCGCCGCCTCCAAGGACGATTGCACTAGCAGTCAGCGCAGCACTGGAAGATATAACGGTAGATGACGAATAGTAAGGCACGCCCCCCGATGTACCCTCAGATTGCACTGCCCGTTCAGCCGGATATGTAACAAACGCATTCGATGTACCAGCCAGGACGATTGCCGTGTTAGAGTTGCTTGATGACAGGATCGTAGTACGCGCCAGCGTAGTTCCCGACGAAGCATATGTGCCGATCCCGACTTCCCAATTAGTACCGCTGGTCAGCGTGTAGAATGTCGTGTTGCCGTTGCCGATGGTCGCAAACGTCTGGTAGCCAGATACAGCACCAGCAAGAGTTACCGTGCCAGTCCCAGTAGTAGTGGTTGTTTCCTGTACGCGATCAGCAAGGACAAGAGCCATTATGCAATCCTAATGATAGCCGAGGTACTGTTGGCGGTCGGGAAGATAATAGTAAAATCGCCCGCTGTCGCAGTCTTATCAGAGCCAAAATCAAGCGCGCCCACCGCAGCGTTAGTCAGCGTAGTGTTCGCCGTACCATTAGCCGAGGGCGTCGTGTTATAGATTAGCGCGCCACGAGCCGTAACGGTCACGTTGCTAAAAGTCAGATTACTAAAGGTCGTGAAACCCGTACCAGCCGAAGCTGAAGTGTTTGTAGCCGTGACGCCACCATTGGTTAGCGCACCGCCGCCAGCCGTGTAGTTTGTACCACTCGCTTCATTGGTAGCCGTGTAAGCGGTTGTGTTGGCATCAATCGTGGCTGTCGAAGAGTACAACGCTAGCTTGAAGGTGTCGCCACCCGTGCTACGAAAATCATGTACAGCCAGCAGGATTTCGGCCTTAAAGCTGGTAGTCATTGCTTGCGTGATGGCCATCGTAGAGCTCCTTAACTATCTATTAGCTTAACAAGCTCTGGAAAACCAGCGTTTACGAACTTGTTAGCCAGAGTAACATCACGAGAACGCATAGCCTCACGCATATAGTACACAAGGACCTCACGAAGATTTTCACGAAAAGCGCGAGCCTGGTCTGCAATTACTGGGGGCGCGCTATCACCTACATTAATGATCTGGTCTACTGCACGCTCAGCGAGTTCTTCAGCCGAAAAGCCACGACCGTTAGTAGTCATGACCTGCACATTCCCAAGAGCAGATGCAAGCTCAGCAAACATATATCACCTTACCGGATAACGGATTTGCGGAGTGCGATACATATCCTGACGATTCTTGCCTTCACCCAGTTCCTTAAGGAGGGCTAGGGCTTCGTCGTAACGCTTCTGATACCCAGCAATAACATCAGCTTCGCCTTTCATAAAGGTATAAGCTTCTAATAGCGAGCCATACAAAAGAACAGAGTCGAAATTATCGCCAAGCCAAGAAGTACTCGCAGTAACGATTGATTGTGGATAATAGAAATAGTGCAACTCCACGTCATAATTAGCGTCGGGCGTTGGGCCTAGGATATATGAGTTCTGGTCAAAGAATGAGTAGTGAGTAGGTATTCCATAATTTGCGATTGCAGTAGAAGGGAATGACTCACGGATGAAGTTAACATCTTTGTTCAACAGATAGCTGTAGTTACCGTCGCTATCAATAATTGCTAACGAGAAGTTAGCCAGCCAATCAGAAGGTACGCCAAGATACTTGTTTCCTAGCGTGCAGGTACCCGTCACATTCTTACGTAAGTCCAGCAACTGGACAGCATTGAGAATGCGCTGCTCTGCTTCTTTAATGAAGATATTAACCTGTTCGTCAGACGTTAGGCCGCCAGACCCTGCCGTGTCCGGAAAGTCGTTTTCAGTATATGCGCGGATAGCTGCGGCAAGATCAGTGTAGTTCATTAGCCCATCTTCGTGCTGCTGCTGTTACCCTTGGTAGCCAGCTTGGTACCGCGAGTACGCAGCGTCTGGGTGTTGGCAATATTGTTCGGGTAGCCGTTGTCGCCCTGAGGAGCAGTGTAGTCCATAGGCTGCTGCCGACGTGATGGGAGCGGATTAGCGGTGGCCGAGAGATACGACCAGCTGTCTGAATTAGCCATTTTTCACTACCTTCACTTCGTTCGTAGGCACCTTGCGCACAGAACTCTTCTGGTTAGCAACCTTAGCAAGATTGCGGCCCAGCTTCCTCATCTGCTCGTTAGTCTTACCACCTTTAGCCATAACTTACTCCTACGTCTGTACCGTAACGGTACCCATCTGCCCAGTGCACAGTAGCGTATTCGGAAGGTCAGGCAAAGCCAAAGGATTATTTAACCCGACAGGATTCCAACCCCACTGGATCACACGACTGCCGTCACTTGGTGTACCAAAGGCTAGCACGTTAGAATTAGGAACCTCACCCTGCGTCTTTATCTTCAACCCGGTAAGGCCCGCTTGCCAATAACTAATGTCAGGGCGCGGGTTACGCAGCGCCTGTGGATCATCAACCGGATACATGCCAAGCTGAAGCTGCGGCTGGTCAGGCTCCCAACAAGTAGGGCACACAAGGATGTTGGTGCTCTTGGTTTTGATGGTAAGCTTACGAAGCTCTTTAAGCTTGTATTGAAAGCCGCAACGGTCGCATTCCGCGATGGCCTTCTTACCAGAGGCAAATGGATTGGGCATCGTACCTCCTAGATAAATGCCATTCGCGGAGCAATCCGCAGGGGAGCCTTCTCGCGGTCTTCGTCAGCAGCCTGCTGCCAAGCTTCGTCGTACATAGCTTTAAGCATTGGGGTGCGTTCCATAGCTCCAGGAACCTTGAGCGACAAGTAGTACGCCAGCCCAGCAACCATGCACGGCAGGAAACGGAACGGAATATCTGGAGTATTGTTACCATTACCTGCATCCTGAATGCGACGTAGGCGGTAGTATACAAACGTATAAAGGCTATCTTGGTCCGGTGCTGGCCACACATTGATCGTCGGGTGGTCGATGCCTGAGATCGGATTAGTACCTTCTGGCTGCCCAGTAGTCGGATACTGCGCACCTGTCTGACGATTAATCCATACCTGAATAGGACGCCCTTGGGCATTCTTGTTCGGGATCGTAATGTACGTGTCAGCGCTAATACGGTTGATATTGATATCAAGCTGGTTCTGACCCGTGTTTGTGCGGATTACATGCTCAAGCAAATCAATAGTATCAATAGGCAGTTCGTAGGTGATCTGCCCCTGCAGCAGAGAAATGCTGCCCTGCTCGACGGTCCAAAGGTTGATACCCCGGTTAGCCCACTCAATCGTCAGCAAGTTAAGGCTACGGCGCGCAGTCTTAAGATCATAACCTGTACGAAGCTCAACACCACATCTCTCAAAAGCCTCTTCGACAAGGTTGTTGAGGTCCAGATTGAACGTGGTGGTGCCGCTTGTAGTCATCTAAATCTCGCTGTTTTCTTGGCGACGGTCTTTGGCTGCTTGACGAACTGCTTGCCCGCCTTTGTGCCTTCACGCTTAGCCTTAGTTGTAGCAGCATACTCAGAAGATGTAAGCGCCTGACGGGCTTTCTTTGGAAGATAGCGCTCACCAGTGGCTTTTGGCCCTTGTGTGGATTGTTTACCCGACTTGGTTCCCCAGTCCTCTTTGGTCCATTTAGATAAAGACTTCTGCGCCTCGGTCTTCGGACCACTATACCCGCCACCAGACTTTTTATAGCGCTGGGTCGCAAGCTGTGCCTTCCTTGCGGACCATTGCCCCGGATCACCCCCCTTATCGCCAGCTTTCACACTAGCAACAATGCGTTTCCACTTGGGTTCGTCCGACCGAGCCACTTAACGCTACCTTCTATAACGCTGCATATTACGCATAGCCTGCATACGCCGGTCTTCTTGGCCTATCTGGTTAAAGTTAGGGGCTTGCGGCATCATCGGCGGCATTACCGGGTTCGAAGCCATCGGCGGCGGCATTACCGGGGGCGGAGGCATTGGAACTTGAGGGGGCATAGAAGCTTGGTTAAACCCCATAGCTTCTAGTGCCGCTGCATAAGCTGCGGCGTGCTGCTCCGGCGTTGAATTTGGGTCAAGTAGCAAATTACGCAACACAGTCTGCTGCGCCTGCATCTTAGGTATATCAATCGAAGTGCCTGCAGCACGGGCGTCACCCAGCTGCTGGTTAAACTTTCGCAATGCATCGTTGGGGTCAAACTGCTGAGGAGCTTGGCGTCGGGCTTCCTCCTGAATACGCAATCCCAGCGACCCATCGCCGCCGCTCGTATACTGCTGGTTCATCGCCGCTTGGTACGCCTGCTGGGCTTGCTGCGGCTGCTGGGCTTGCTGCGGCTGCTGGGCTTGCTGACCCATGGGCGCGTTATCCGCGCGACCCATCTGCTGGTTCATCGCCGCTTGGTACGCCGCCTGCTGCTGGTTCTGCGTAGGCGCGTTCTGCATCGGAGCTTGCTGAATACCCAATCCCAGCGAAGCATCAAAGCCTCTCTGCTGGTTCTGCATCGGAGCTTGCTGAATACCCAATGACGTCGCCGGAGCTTGCTCCTTCGGACCCATCTGCTGGTTCTGCATCGGAGCCTGCTGACCCATACCCATCTGCGGGGCTCCTCGCTGCATTCCCATACCCATCTGCTGGGCTCGCTGGTTCATCATCGCTTGGTACGCCCGCTGCTGGGCTTGCTGCGGCTGCTGGGCTTGCTGCGGCTGCTGGGCTTGCTGCGGCTGCTGGGTTGGCTGCTGACCAAACATAGGATTAGGCTGCGGCGGGGGGCTATTCTGAAACTGTGAATAGGCATTCTGGAGCGCGCCAAGACCTTGAGTCTGCTGGGGCTGAGTATTCTGGTTAGTGTAGGGGTTACCGGCACCGGGCATAACCGCAGGCACAGCCTGCTGATATTGAGCTTGAGTCTGTAGGTTAGCAGTGGGCGCACCACCGGGCATACCGCCCTTACCTGGCATACCACCTTGTGGCTGCCCCTGCTGCCCCTGCTGGGGCTGACCCATATTACCTGCACCGCCACCCATCTTACTTACCCTTCTTAAACCTCTTGAGCATCTCTGCGAAACGCGCACGTTGCCCTAGCTTACCGGGGGCCTTAGCAGCCTTAGCTAGCTTCTTAGCTGGGATCGGCTTACCTTTCGTAGCACCAAGGGCCGAGCGCAGTGCACCCGGCTTCTTGATCGCCTTCTGGATGAAGTTAGCCTTGCCGCCCTTGGCGAGCATTACGCCGCCCTTAGGCTTCTTGGACTTCTCCATATCACCCATACCCCGGCTTGGTCGCATCAGCGCATACCGCTTTTTTTCATGGTGACCTTCTTAGTCTTGGTCTTACCCCGGACTTCGATGCCGCCGCCTTTAGCCATCTTCTTCATCGCACGGCCCTTTGTATCGTCTGACTTCTTCATCATTGCAGCACCAAACTTAGTTGCCGCAAATGGCTTAGCCTTAGCTTTGCCACCCTTCTTCATCCCCATACCCATTGGAGGGCCAGCAGGAGCCATAGGAGGGCCAGCAGGAGAGC